GGCAACAGCCGGTCAGGTCTTCGTGACCTTTACGCCGTTGCTTGGCATGTCCGAAGTGGTCAAGCGATTCCTGCTGGAGAAGCCGGCGTCATCGACCGTCACCAACATGACGATCAGCGACGCCGAGCACTACACACCCGAGCAGGCTGCGGCGATCATTGCCAGCTACCCGGAGCACGAGCGTGAAGCCCGTGCCAAAGGCATTCCCATTTTGGGATCTGGCCGTGTGTTTCCTGTGGTCGAGGAGGCGATCAAGATCCGGGCCTTCCCGATCCCGCCACACTGGGCGCGCATTGCGGCGATTGACTTCGGTGTCGACCACCCTACCGCCGTCGTGTGGATGGCTTGGGACAAGGACAGCGACACGCTCTACGTGACCGACTGCTACAGACGCAGTGAGCCCGGCATTGCTGGCCACTCGATGGCTGTGCGTGCACGGGGCGAATGGGTGCCAATGGCTTGGCCGCATGACGGCTTGCAGCGCGACAAGGGCGGCAGCGGTGAGCAGCTGGCCAAGCAGTACAAGGACCAAGGCTTGAACATGATGGCCAACCGGGCTACGTTCGAGGACGGCAGCAACGGCGTCGAGGCCGGCCTGTCCGAGATGCTGACACGCATGCAGACCATGCGCTTGCGCGTGTTCTCACATCTGGAAGACTGGTTTGAAGAATTCAGGCTGTACCACCGCAAAGACGGTATGGTCGTTAAAATCAGCGATGACTTGATGTCGGCAACGCGATACGCCATGATGATGAGGCGCTTTGCCAAGACACAAGAAGAAGCCGAGGGCCGCATGCGTTCTAGCCGCATGGCCCCGACGCTTGAGTTCAACGTATTCGACCCGGTCACCGGGTATTGATTAACCTTAACAGAGGAAACTTTTATGGCTACTATCACACCAACAATCGATCGCGACTCAATCCCCGGCGTGGTCCTTGCCTCATGGGCTGCCATGGCTACCAACGACGTGGGCGCCGGCGTGCCCATTGCCTATGCAGCTGACCTAACTACCCAAGCGACCGGCACCTTTGGCGGCGGCACGATTACGTGGCAAGGATCCAACGACAACACCAATTGGAGCTCGCTAACCCAGAGAAGCGGCACCACGGCCATGGCTTTTACGGCGGCTGGAATGGGTACCGCCAATGAGAACCCGGCGTGGATTCGTCCCGCAGTTACCAGCGGCACCAGCGTTGTAATCAAAGGCGTTGTAGCCATCCACGCACGCTACGCCAAAGCACCTTACTGAGCTGAGGACTGAACCCCATGCAAATCCAACCACAACAAATCGACGTCGAGGTCGAGTACGAAGATCCAGAAGAGCGGATGCGCAAGAAGGCGGAGAAGCTGCAATCTTTCGGCTCTTCGCTCAGTGGCCAACGTGACGAATGGATTCGTTCGCGCGGCTCCTACGGCGTCGACAAGCGTTGGATTGAGGACGAGGACCAGTACAACGGCAAGGACAACATCAACAAGGCAGCCAGCCAGATGATGACCAGCGTGGAGCAGGGCTACCCTGTGACCACGCAGGGCGCCAAGCCCCACCGCTCGACGGTGTTTATCGGCATGACGCGTCAAAAGACCAATGCTGCCGAGGCCCGCCTTGCAGACATTCTGCTGCCGACCGACGACCGCAACTGGGGCATACAGCCCACGCCAAGCCCCGAGTTGATGGGCATGAGCAAAGACAACAAGATGGCCATGGACCCACAAGGCCAGCCAGTCATGGGTGAGGACGGGCAACCAGTCCGCGTTCGTGACGTTGTCAAGGCTGTGCTTGAGATGGCCAACAAGAAGGCCTTGGCCATGCAGACCGAGATCGAAGATCAGCTGGTCGAATGCAACTACAACGGCGAGTTGCGCAAAATGATTCACGACGCCGCCGTGCTTGGCACAGGCGTGGTCAAGGGTCCGATCGTCACCAACCGCACACGCAAGGCGTGGCAGCCCATGACAGACAGCATGGGCCAAACGGTCCACCAGATCGAGATCGTGCAAGAGATCAGCCCTGCTTCGTTCCGCGTTGACCCGCGCAACGTCTGGCCAGATCCCGGCTGCGGCGAAAACATTCACAACGGCAAAGGCATCTACGAGCGCGAACAGGTCACGGCCAAACAGATCCGCGACCTTGCCAAGCAGCCCGGCTTCATGAAAGACCAGCTGCGCAAAGTATTGGAAGAGGGGCCTAAGCAGTCCGCCACATTGCGCGAGATGACCGACGAAGACCAGCGCGACATGGCCCGTTTGACCTACGAGATGTGGACCTATTGGGGCGAAGTGGACCACGACGACCTTGAGTCTGCGGGAGTATCCATGGGCGAGAAAGACGAGCTGCGCAGCATCAGCGCGTGCGTCGTCATGATCAACAACACCGTGGTCAAGGCGTTCCTGAACCCACTGGAAGGCGGCGACATACCCTACGACTTCTATGTCTGGGAAAAGGTTGCGGGCTCAATGTGGGGCTACGGCATCCCGTACCTCATGCGTTCACAGCAGAAGGTCTTGAACGCTGCATGGCGCCAGATGATGGACAACGCCGGCGTGTCCAGCGGTCCACAGATCGTCATCAAGCCGGGTGCGATCCAGCCAGCCGACAAGCAGTGGCAGCTGTCTGCCCGCAAGATCTGGTACGCAACCGACGACATCGACGACGTGCGCAAGGCGTTCTCGACCTTTGAATTCAATTCACACCAAGCCGAGCTGGCAGGCATCATCAAGATGGCCACCGAGCTGGCAGACGCTGAGACCGGCGTGCCTACTATCATGCAAGGCGAGAAGGGAGCAGCGCCAGACACTGTCGGTGGCATGCAAATGTTGATGAACAGCGCCAACGTGGTTTTGCGCAGGCTCGTCAAACAGTTCGACGACATGGTCACCAAGTCGCACATCCGTCGTTACTACGACTACAACATGATGTACAACGACGACGAAGAGATCAAGGGCGACTTCACAATCGACGCCCGTGGCTCAAGCGCGTTGGTGGTCCGTGACATCCAGAACCAATCGTTCTTGAACCTGCTTGCCGCTGGGGCCAACCCGGTTTACGGCATGTACCTTGACACACAGAAGTTATTTGAGAAGGCCTTGCAGGCCCAGCACATCGACCCGGCCGAGGTGTTCAAGCCAGAGGAAGAGATTGAGCAAATCAAGGAAATGCAGAAGCAGGCGGCAGCCGCAGGGCCACCGCCCGACCCAGCCATGGCCGTGGCCCAAGTTCGCGCGCAGGCCGAGATGCAGAAAGTCCAATTGCAGAATCAAGGCGACTTGCAAGAACTGCAAGTGCGTCAGGCAATCTCTGCGCAAGAGGCCGACCTGCACATCATGCAGCTGGAGATGACGCGTGAGATCGAGATGCTGAAGTTGTCCAACTCGCAGAACATTAGCCTTGAGAAGATCAAGGCCCAATTGGCCGACACCGCTATGAAAGAGCGCAGCCGTAAAGAGCTGTTTGCTGCTGAGCGCGACTTGGCTTTACAGACTGGCTCAGGAATTTAAGGAAGAACAATTATGGCTACAAGCGGTTACTCGGGCTTAGATAAGGCAACGCCTAAAAGCGGCGTGGATCTGCGAACGTTGGTGGAGGCAACTACGGGCCGCCCTCTCGACTACAGCCAACCCGGAGAGCAAGAATTGGTTCAAAGGGTTTCAAACGCAATGTACGGTAACGTCGGCGCCAACCTAGACGCCCGCGACTGGAAAACCATTATGGCTTCCAGCAACCCGCTTGAGGCTGCTGAAAAAGCGCTTAAAGACATGTACAGCGACAAGGCTTATTTGGTTGCCAACGCCAGCCACGTAATGGGGCAAGGCTATTTGCCTGAACAAGCGGACTACACGTATCAACAAATGCAGGGTCGGGTTGGTTCAACGTACGACTCAAACTGGTCGTCAGGTTCGCAATTTGCAGGCAAGATTGACACGCCGGGTTATTTAGCCGGTGTTACTAAAGCAGCCAACGACCCCGTTGCTACAGACACGTTTACCGCTTCCTATTGGAAAAAGTACGGCGGCAACCCAACACTTACCAGCGGTGGCACAACCGTAAACACGGGCAGCACAAACATCAACACTGGCGCCAGCACCCCTACTACCGGCGCAGTCTATGGTCCAGATGGCAGATCATATGTCTCCCCAGCAGCAGCTATTGCTGCTGGCGTTACCAATTACACCCTTACAAAACCCGCAGGTTTGATTGCCAATGCGGACTTGATGGGTTCTGGCGGCGGCGGCACAGAGGCTAGGGGCTTCATGGCTGACGCTATCAGCACCGGCAATGTCAATCCCGGGGGTTTGATTGCCAGCCAAAACTCGCAATTGTTTAATCCGGTTACCCAAATCAATTTGCCCACCGGCGTCCCCAACCCTTTTAGGACTTAAATCATGGCGACACTAACCCCAGCACAAGCGCAAGAGATGATCTACCGGTCAATGCTGACCGGCGTCCCAACCTCAGAATTTAATGCGGCCGGCGGCTACGACGCCGTGTACAGTTTGGCCAAATCGGCCGGCGGTAATATGGGCGCCCCAAGCGACGAAGCCATTAAAAAATATGGGCCAACTATTGCAGCTCAGGGCTACGGCAACATGTCGTACGCACCGGGCAACACAGTCAATGACTCTGCCTTGGCAGCTGCTGGGTACGATAACTACTACGACCAAGCGCTTAAGAAGCCGTCTACAAGCTACTTGCAAAAACAAATACTTGAGCTGCAAAACAGTTACAAAGACTTGTTGGCAAAAAGTAAAACTCCCGGCACCACTACGAGCACCGGCACCACTACCGGCGGCGCAACAGTAGATGCCGGCGGTACAAGCATTGATACAAGCAACTCGGGCGCCGGCCCTTCTGGCGTGGTCTATGGCCCTGATGGCAAAATGTACAGCTCGGCTGCGTCTGCCATTGCTGCCGGCGTGACCAACTACACCCGCACAAAACCTGTGGGCGCAATTGCTGGCGCTGACACTTTGGGCGCAGGGGGCGGTGGCACAACGGCTAGGGGCTTTATGGCCAACGACTCTCAAGTTGGTAACGTCAACACCGGCGGTTTAATTGCCAATCAGAGCCAGCAGCTGTTTAACACCAACCCCAACGTCAAACTACCTCCCGGCGTGGCCAACCCTTTTAACGTCTAACCTATGTCAGTACTCGCCCGAGACATTGACGCTTACAACCGCGCCCTAGCCGCCTACCAGCGCAGAGCGGGCAGCTACAACAGCGGCGTGGGTAAGTACAACGAGAGCTTTGTAAGGGACCCTAGTGGAAACCCCTACGTCTATAGCGGCGAGTACGACCCTGCGGGGTTTAACACCGGACAGTTTTACACGGCTGATAAAGCGTCGGGCCAATTAACTGACACTTCAGCGCCAGCGCAATATGCTGGGATGACGGCTAACACTGATAGCCCCGGGTACTCAATGCTTAGGCAAAACCCGACTGGCAAAGAAACAAAAACTTTTACCGGTGCTACCAAGGGCGGCGGTGGGACTGACGGGTGGGGTAGGCCACGCCCTGAGTATTTCTACCTACCCGGAGAACGGAACCCGGGAAACCCGATGGGTACGCCAACCTCAAGGCAGCTTGACGCCAGCAAAGTTCGCGTGGTTGCTGTAACGGAGGGCGCAAGAAGCGGGATGGGCGCCAGCATTCCAACGTACACGATTGAGTACGACGTAAACAGTTTTATAGACAAGCCGGGTGAGTTTACCGAAACCTTTGACAAGAAGGCGCCAGATCCAACCAAGGCCCAGTTGGACCGAGCCGGGCAACCATCACTGGCCCAACAAGAAATGGGCCTCATAGGCGAGGTGCTTCAAAGTAGAGGGTTGAAAACCGGGCTCAAAGGAATTGTTCGCAAAAAACTGGACGAAAAGCCGGTTCCGGCCACAGAAGAACCAACTTAAAAATGACCAAAGATAACTGTTGCATAAGCGCCACGATCTGTTATAAAATTTCTTCGGGCGAGTTGCGCCCAAAATTTACCGAAGCCAGCCACCGAGCTGGCTTTTTCTATGACTGATTACTCATCAAGCACATGGCATGTTTTGCGCAAGTGGGCGGAAGCCCAGCTTGAGCAAGCCAGAATCAAGAACGACGCTGTTGCCCTCTCCGATGTTGAGACAGCGGCGATGCGGGGTGAGATACGCATGCTAAAAAGATTTCTCGACTTGCCAAATGCGGCAACTCGGGGTGTGGTGGTCGAGCCGGATTAACGTCCCGCTTGGCCTTTTTAGTGGGCCGTTGAAAGACGGCCTTTATTTGGAGAGCAAAAAGTGGAAGAAAACCAACTGTCTTCGGAAGAAGTGCAAAACTTGTGGGATGAAGAGGCGTCAAAATTAAATGCCGACGGTGATACGTTCGCATCTGATTCTTTAGCCGCTGCGCCGGAAACGCCGCAGGACCTTGATCTTGAGCAAGCGCAAACCGAACCCGAACAGCCGGAAGATCCCTTAGCTGGGCTATCCCTGACGGTCCGTGCCAAGCTGGCACAGATTGATGATTTAGCACAGGCAAATGCTCAACTGCTGCACCATGTCAAAACGACTGAGGGTCGCGTGGCAGCGATGCAAAGAGAAGCTCAGCAGGCACGTCAAGCAGCAATGCAAGAAGCGCCTACGCAGACAGCTATCAGCAGCGCAGCCAAGAACCCGGAGAAGTGGGAGCAGCTCAAGCAAGATTTCCCGGAGTGGGCCGGGGCGATGGAGGAATACGTCACATCCAAAATTGGAGTGCCTTCTCAGCAACAAAGTTTGTCACCGGAAGCGGTGGCTCAGTTTGTACAGCAGGAAGTTGCTAACACCAAGGCTGAGATGGGTCGCCTCATGGAAGAAGCACGAATCGAAGGTAAGTACGAAAACTGGCGCGAGACGATCAACACGACCGAATTCGCGCAATGGTTTACTGTACAAAACCCGCAGACCAGAGCTTTGGCCGACAGCCCTATTGCCAGAGACGCGATCAAGATGTTGGATTTATTTTCAACAGCTCAAACGCGATCAGCCGGTGACATCAAGCAAGAGCGCGGAGCACGTCTCGCTGCCGCCGCGACAACTCGAACTGGCCAGACACCGCCGCCTAAAACACTTGGCGACATGTCACCAGCGGAACTGTGGAACTATGAAGCCAAGAAACGCGAGCGAGAGCTCAAAGAACGCGGCTATTAAATCAATTTTCAGAAAAGGAAACTAGACCATGTCTATTCAAAATTACGGCACCGTAGCATCGCGAAATCTAATCCGCGCCGCCCAAGGTATGCTTGAACACGCACAGCCCATCACTGTTTTGGGCGACTTCGGTACTCAACGTGAGATGCCACAGAACTCGACAGACACCTTGGTGTTCCGTCGTACTCTGCCTTTCGGCGCATCTACCGCAGGTACAACAATCGAGAACTCTTCTCGCTACGTTGGCACTCCTGACATCACCGCTTCCAACTTCGTGTTGGCTGAAGGTGTGACACCCAACGCAAACACGATCTCTTTCCAAGACGTGTCTGTTCAGTTGCAACAATATGGCGTGCTGTTCAAGTACTCCAGCAAAGTTGAGCAGCTGTACGAAGATGACATCCCCGGCGAAATGGTCAAGCTCACAGGCGAGACTTTGGCTGAGGTGATGGAGATGGTTCGTTACGGTGTGCTGAAAGCCGGTTCTACTGTGATCTATGCAAACGGTTCTAGCCGCTCTGCAATCAACACAGCAATCAGCTTGAACGCAATTCGTAAAGCAGCTCGTACGCTTGAGTCCAACCGTTCACGCCGTGTGACCAGCCGTCTGGCTCCCGGTGTCAACTTCGGCACTCCCGCTGTGCAGCCCGCATACGTTATCTTCTGCCACACTGACGCTGTCAGCGACATCCGTAACTTGCCCGGCTTAACCCGTGTGGAAGAGTACGGTTCATTCAAGCCAATCCATGACCGCGAAATCGGCGCTTGCGAAGACTTCCGTTTCATCAGCTCACCGCTGTTGAAATCCTTTGCTGCTGCTGGTTCTGCAACCTTGAACGGCATGTTGTCTGTTGGCGCTGCTAACGTTGACGTGTATCCCTTCATCATCATCGGTGAAGACTGCTGGGGCCAAGTCGCTCTTAAGGGCATGTCTGCCATCAAGCCTGTGGTCCTCAAAGCCTCACAGACCAACCACGCCAACCCATTGGGCCAATTCGGCTACGTGGGTGCTTCTACATGGTTCGCGACTGTGCGTCTCAACGACGCCTTCATGGCCCGTATCGAAGCCGGTGTGACCGCTCTGTAATGGACTAGCTGGGACGCAAGTCCCAGCGTCTTAACTTAAAGGACACTACCATGCAATCGAACTACTGGAAACTTCTAAACGAAGACCGTTTGAACGATGTATCCGCGCTGTCTGTTACGGCTCCCATCTTGGGTCCCGTTGCAAACGCTACGCTTGCTGCTGCGTCATCACTGACGGCGGCGGACAGCGGTGAGACATATTTCTTGTCTTCGGCTACTGAATTCGCAACTACTCTGCCCTTGCCTGCTGCGGGTTTGACATACACCTTCATTGTGGCTGCGGCACCTTCTGGCGCCAGCTACACGATCGTGACCAACGGCAGTGCCAACATCATTAAGGGCCAAGCGTATCCCGCTTCTGGCGCCGCTGGTGATACAGGCACAGCCGATGACACCATCTCTTTTGTAGATGGCTCGTCAGTTGCAGGCGATCGCGTAACTGTCATCAGTGACGGTACAAGCTGGTTTGCTTATGCGCATTGCGCCGTGGCTGCTGGCGTGACTTTCACAACAGCTTCTTAATAATCTTTTTCCTAAAGGAATAAATCATGTCATACAACATCGAACAAGCCAATAGTGGCTATCTCTCGCTGACCGCTGCCGGCCTAGCCGAAGGCACAAACGCCAACACTTTTAAGACTACAAACACCTTGACTTACACAAGCAATGGTATTTTTAAGTCTAAGGCTGCTACTGACAACTTGACCTTTACGGCCGGCACAGCTCTGGGTAATTCTCAGGCTTGCTTGTTTGCGGTGTGGATCACATCTGGCGGCACGGTATCGACCACACAAGGTCCTATCGTTGCTGCTGACGATCCATGTCCAGTGCCCGGCCAAGTTACAGCCGGTACAACTTTGGTCGGTTTGATCAAAGTAGTTACCAGCTCTTCTGCTACCTTTACTCCCGGCTCGACTGACCTCAGCGCTACCGGTATCACTGATACCTTTAGCGACTGCATGGACATGCCCGGTAGCGCCCAGTAAGTTGCCATCTCTCCTAACGGAGGGTTTTGCAGGTTGCCTTCGGGCAACCTGCTTTTTGGCAAACCGATTTTTTCATTCCAGCACCGACGAAAACCAAGCTCCTCACGTAATCCTCAATTGCAACGGAACCAACCAGCCTATCCTGCGCGGCGTGCCAACACGCGTTCGCCGCAAGTACGTTGAGATCTTGGCACGTATGAAGGAAACTAAATACAGCCAAGTAACTCGCAACCCAGCAGCGCCTGATCAGATCGACATGATCGCGCGCCATGGCTTGGCCTATCCTTTTGAAATGCTGAGCGACGAGAATCCTCGTGGCCGCGCATGGCTTCAAAACGTATTGGCTGAACCCGCTTAAACACAGGGCGACCCAGTGAACTATCTCCAGCTTATCAACCGATTGCGTGTGGAGTGCGGCGTCTCTGGCGCCAGCACGCCGCTGATCACCGTCACTGGTTTGACCGGCGAGTCCTACCGGATGGCAAGTTGGATCAATAGTGCTTGGGTCGATGTGCAAACGGCCAAGGAAGATTGGCAGTGGATGCGTAATCCAGTGGAATTTAACACGGTTACGCAACAGCAAATTTACACCCCCACCCAAGCCGGTGTGGGGTCTACTTTTGGAAACTGGAAACGTGATAGCTGGCGCGCTTCGTCTGTAGGACAAAACTACAAAGACGAGCAGCTGATGAACTACATGGACTACACGACGTTCCGCAACCTGTACATGTACGGGAATATGCGCACAACGTACGCGCGCCCTGTGGTTGTCACGGTTGACCCAGATAAGAACTTGGGTTTTGGCTCAATACCGGACCAGCCTTACGTCATTGTGGGTGAGTACTATGTTCAGCCAACAGAGTTTGCATTGGCCACTGATGCGCCGCCTACTGTGTTTCCTGACCGCTTTCAGATGATGATTGTTTACAGGGCCATGATGTTCTATGGCGGCTATGAATCAGCGCCGGAAGTCTATCAACGTGGTGAATTTGAATTTAAGAGGTTGATGAACCGATTGGACATCGACCAACTGCCAACAGTTGTCAGCGGCCCGCCGCTTGCATAAGGCGCACAAATGCAGCTGACCAC